TTCTTATTTGGAAGAGTGTGAAAAGTTAGAAAAAAATTCAAATAAATAACTATTCTTATTGAGTTTTTTTGGTTTTTTTGTATATTTATTAATAAAGATATTATTATGATTATATACAAAACAACAAATTTGATTAACGGGAAAATTTATATAGGTAAGGATAAACACAACAACGATAAGTATCTTGGTTCTGGTAAAATATTGAAACAAGCTATAGTGAAATATGGTAAAGATAACTTTGTTAAAGAAGTGATTGAAGAATGTGAAAATGAAAAAACTTGGTTAGAAAGAGAAGTTTATTGGATTAATTATTTTAATTCTATAAAAGAAGGTTATAATATTGCATTAGGAGGAAATGGGGGAGATACAATTTCTAATAATCCACAAAAAAAAGAAATTTATGAAAGGAAAAGAAAAACTGAAAGTGACAAACCGACAGATGAGAAAGAAAATAGAATAAAAAAAATTTCCGAATCAATGAAAAACAAGTGGAATGAAACAAGATTAAATAATCCCACTTTCATACTTGAAAGAAATAAAAAAATTAGTGAATCTCAAAAAGGGGTTCCAAAACCGATTGAACAGATAAATAAACAAAAGGAAACTAAAAGAATTAATGGTACATCAAAAGGAGAAAAAAACTCTATGTTTGGAAAACACCACACGGACAAAACAAAAAAAATATTATCAGAATTAAAATTAGGTAGTAAAAGAAGTGATGATAGCATTAGAAAACAAAAAGAATCAATTAAAAATCGTGAAATAATTACTTGTCCTCATTGTAATTTATCCGCTAAAAAATCGGCAAATATGGTCAGGTATCATTTTGATAATTGTAAAAAAAAATAAAGTTATGAATAAAGAACATTTACATCCAGAGGGTAGACCCTATACAAAAGAAGAATTTGTAGAAAAAATAAAAACTGATAAAAAATTTGCTGATAGGTTTGGTAACCTCGGGCCAGTGTATGGTAAGCAATGGAGAAGTTGGAAACAATTTAAGACTATTCACGTTGATGAATTAGATAAAACGGAAGGTATCTATAAAATACATTCAACAGAGTTCACACACACAGACCAAATCGCAAACCTAATCCAAGACCTTAAAACAAACCCAGATTCAAGACGCCTACTTGTGTCAGCTTGGAACCCAGCCGAGCTCGACCAAATGGTTCTTCCACCTTGTCATTATGGATTTCAAGTTTATACAAGAGAGTTGAATAGAGGAGAAAGAGTTGATTTATATATTAAAAAGTACGGAGATATTGGAATGGATTATGAAAAGTACAAAGATACAATACCAACCAGAGCAATCTCACTGATGTGGAATCAACGTTCAGTAGATACATTCTTAGGTTTACCATTCAATATTGCTTCTTATGGATTGCTACTTGAAATAATCGCCAAGGCAGTTAATATGGTTCCAGATGAGCTTATTGGTAATTTAGGTGATGTGCATTTATATTCAAATCATGTTGAACAAGCCAAAGAACAAATTGGTAGAGAATTGAGTTTGGAAGAAAGAACTAATTATGGTATTGATATACTAGGATATGATGGATTATTAGATTTTGGTCATACACAAAATGATGATGATAAAATATTATATTGTTTAGATACATGGGGGGTTCCAACCAGAGCAAGAGAACCATATCCACTACCAACCCTAAACATCAACACTGAGTTTTGGCCTTATGAAGGTGGTGAGTGTGGTGAAGGACCTTTAGATGCAGCGGCTATTTTTGATTCATTTAAAAATGATGAATTTTGTAGATGCTTATTAGAAGAAGATATACAATTAGGTGATTATCAATCACACCCAACAATAAAAGCACCTTTAAGCAACTAGCTACCAATTAAAATAATAATATAAAAGCACCTAGAGGTGCTTTTTTTGTTTTAAGTGATATTTATAAGAAAACAATATAAAAATGACAAATATTAATGATGTACATAGCATAATCGTTCCAGCTCAGTCACCTAATTTGACAGCACACACATATAATGAAATATATGGTGGTTCTGCTGGTTGTACAATAGTACTTAATGGTGTAACCGTTAGTGTAGGGGCTCAATCAAATTTAAGGGTTTGGGTTAATAGTGTAAGTGGTGGTACTGGTTGTTATCTATTAGGTGAAAAACAAAATGTATTTCAAGGTTTACCAAATGGTTACTATTTGGGGCAGTAACATATTTATATTAAAATAAACAAAAAACAAAAGGATATAACATGAAAAATAATAGAATCACACCAGTTGGTCTTAAGGGACAACAAATAAATGAACGTATGAAAGAATTAATGGGTATCAAATCTATTAATGAAAACCAATCTAATGTTGTTGTTGAATTGACCAAGATGGGTCCAGACGGTAACGCTTATGCTATCATAAGAGAAAACCACGAATGGTTTATTAAAAAAACCACCAAAACTTCTAACTTGGTTGCTGAAGATTTCAAATATATCGGAGGTTTGATGAACAAAAAAGATGAAGTTTACACTTCATATGCCAAGGCCATCAAACATTTAAGTTTTAAATTCAAAAGTCTAGCTGAAGCTTATAACTTTGAAGGTGAAATCAACATATTTGAAAACGACAACCTTATTTCAGAAAACATGCCTAGTGCTGGTGGTTTTTCTGAAATGAAAACCAATGGTTTTTCTGGTAAAGGAAACAATGAAGGACAACAATCAATGTGGGAAGAAGAAGAAGAAGAAGAAGATGAGCTTTCTGAAGCTGAAAAAGCCATAGATGAAATGATGACTAGAGAAGAACTTAAAGGAAATCAATCAAAACTTGACATGAATAAAAATGGCAAGTTGGATAGTGATGATTTCAAAAAGTTAAGAGGTGAAAAGAAAGGTATGGAAGAATCAAAACTTAGCATTTCAACATCAATTAAAAACATGGATAGACTTATCAATAACCTAACTGAAGGGTTAAAAAAAAAAGTCTAACTGAAGAAACAAAATATAAGTTAAAAGTTGCTGGTTCTACCCCAGAACCAGCAGCTACAACTGAACCAGCAGAACCAGCAGAACCAGCAGATATTTCATTTGATAGTGAAACACCAAGTTCAAATGAAAAACCATTTGATGATGAACCATTTGATGCTGGTGTTGATGCTAATGAAGAAACAGACCCAAAGAAATTTATTGAGCAACTAACTGGAAAGTTAGGACAATCCCTAAGAAAATATACTGAAGAACAAGGTCAACCAGATTTTGAACTAGAAAAGTTCTCAATAAATTCGTTATTGTCAGCAACTCACACTTCTGAAATGGATGTTGATGACCAAAAAGACATCATAAACAAAGTTAAAACTGCTGGTCAAAAAGATAAAGATGTTGCCCCAGAAAGCGATGAAACATCTGATGAAACACCTAGCGAAGAACCAGAACCAGAATCTGAACCATCTGACGAAGAAGGTTTGGATGAATTGCATGTTTACGAAAACATGGATAATTTATTTGTTAACCCTAAGAAAAACAATATGTTTCAAGATGGTTCAAATGATATTTTAGATGAATCAGACAGATGCACAAGAATAGCTAAAAGCAAATATGATGTTTGGCCATCTGCTTATGCTTCTGGTGCTGTTGTTAGATGCAGAAAAGGTAAGATTTGGAAAGGGCTTAAGGAGGAAGATTTAAAAGAAATGGGTGATTATAAGTCCATGACTGACGAACAATTAGATGAAAAATGGTCACAAAAATATAAAAGAAGTATTGATTGTGACAACCCTAAGGGTTTTAGTCAAAAAGCACATTGCCAAGGAAGAAAAAAACATAATGAATCAATAGAAGAAGCCGCTAAAAAAACTGATTTTTCTAAAGAAAAAGAAAGCGGATTGCATGGTTGGTTTTCTAGAAGAGGTGGTGAAGGTAGCAAGGGTTGGGTAGATTGCAATACATGTAGGGATGGAAAATGTAAACCATGTGGTAGAGAAGATGGTGAAAGCAGAGCCAAGTATCCTTCATGCAGACCAACACCTAGTGCTTGTAAAACCAAAGGAAAAGGTGATTCATGGGGTAAAAAATCAACAAATGAATCCAAATATAACGTTTATGAAAATATTAGTTTTGATTTTGTTAAATCAGCTATTGAGTCTGCTTCTGGTGATAAAGTACAAAAAAGAGAAGAAGATGATTATGGAAGAACTTTATATTGGAGTTTAACCAATGATAACATACACTATTTTATTGGTAATAAAGATGGTGAAGAGGTGATTGTTTTATATAACGCTGAAACTGGTGAAAGATATCCTATAGGAAACTTAAAACATTATGATACTTCAGATGAACTTAATGAAAATATGGGTGAAACAAATAATTACATGTTTTGGTCTAACCTTAAAACAATTGTTCATGCAACTGGTGAGTTGATGAAAATGGATTGCAATAGAGTGGATTCAATTCTATCTGATGGTCATGGTTGGGCACTAGACCATATGGCTACTGCAAATGATGACATTGAAGAAGTTTATCATTTCTTGGAAGGTCAAATAAACTATGAAGGTGCTGATGGTGAACCTATGATGGAACACGAACATGAATCAAATAATTACATGTTTTGGCAAAACCTAAAAACCATGCATCATGGTGCCAAAGAAATGTTAGAAATGGACCCATCTAGAGTTGATTCAATTCTATCTGATGGTCATGGTTGGGCACTAGACCATGTGGCTACTTCAGCTGATGATGTTGAAGAAGTTTATCACTTTATTGAAACCGAGGTTGATTCTTATGATGGTGAAACTCAAGGTGGTTATAGTGATGAATACGGTAGTGTTCAAAATACAACCATGAATGAAGCTGAATATAAAGGCAGAACTGTAAAATTGGGTAAACCAATGAGAGGTGATGTTAAGAAATTCAAGGTATTTGTTAAAAATAGTTCTGGTAAGGTTGTAAAAGTCAATTTTGGTGACCCCAATATGGAAATAAAAAGAGACAATCCAAAAAGAAGAAAATCTTTTAGAGCAAGACACAAGTGTTCTCAAGCCAAAGATAGAACAACACCTAAATATTGGTCATGTAGAATGTGGTCTAAAAAACCAGTGTCTAAAATTGTTGAAAAAGACTTGTCAGAATCAAAAAAAAGTAGTATATTTGATAAAAATTATATTAAAATGAAGATGTATGAATCTTTTAATCAAGAAGACACTATGAATCAACCAGTAACAGAACCAGTTGTAAAACCAACAACTAAACCAGCAGAACAACCTGTAAGACAACCAAGTAGAAAGGATAAACCTTTCCTACCAATGCCCAGCACTCAACCAGACCCAAAAGCTGTTAAAGAGGGTAAATTTGATTATGAGACATACCACAAGACTCTTTCTAGTGCTTTGGATGCAGTTAGAGGTTATGCTATCAATAGAGGTTACGATGGGGTTGAGTTTGATATGAACGATGTTCAACACGTACCTTATGGTCATACAGAAAGATTACACAAAGAACTAACAAAGGATGGTATGCCACAAAGAAAGTCTTTAAATATTCAAATTTATAGAATGGATGGTGGTAACTATGAATTAAACATGTATATCGGTTAATGAAAGACCTATTTTTAATATATGTAAACATGGTTGGTAAAGATTATAAAGGTGATTATCTTTATGAATTTATCTTTTCTGATACGACCAAAAATATTGATGGAAATGAATGGGATACTTTCCCAGCCTCTGGCCGACCAGAAGCACCACACGAACACTTTATTAAAAAAGTTGGTCGTTTGGAATCAGAATTAAAATTGGACGTAATACAAAATAGTGACACGTTCGCTGTTTGGGATGCGGTAGATGATGTTATAGCTTTGGCGTGGGAGAACATAAACGTTTATGATTCTTACCCAGATAAAAGACTTTGTTTTAAATTTGGTGAGCCTTTGAAGAGTGTTGAAGGTAAACTATATGAAAAAGACCTAATACTAAATTATAACAAACAAAATCATGAACAATAAAAAAGTTAACGAAATTACAGTAGAATTGACAGGTGACGAATTGAATAAACAAAGAGGACATCTTAAACCAACAGATACAGTTAGAATAGTTGATAAAGGAGCATCATCTTCATCAATGTCTAGTAAGATGGAAGAAAATGAAATGGTGTCACCAGAAGCTTTTATCGAACCACAAGACAAAGCAACTATCAAGTATCTTTCCAACGTGAAAGACGAAAATACTGGTGAGGTTTCAGCCCCATTCGATATAGGTAATAATAAATATCAAATGATTAGAGGTATTCACCCTAGCGGAGAGGTTGGTTTGGCTGTATTTTGTCACGATGAAACAGATGAAGCTGGTGAAAACATTATTTACCCTATGGATTATTTTGAAGAAAACATTGCCAAACCTATGATGGAAAAAGAAACAATGATACAACATGAAGATATGTTTGGTGGTAATATTGAAGAAAAAATTAAACTTGAATCTAAAGGTATGGATTCTTTAAATCTTTCTGAATTTAAACATTATTTAGTTAATGAAAAAACTGGTAAATTCAGAAAATTTAAAAACATTGTTGAATTGGCTGTTGCTGTAATGAGTGAAGATGAAAAATACATGACAATCAAAGAATTTAGAAAATTCTTTGAAAATAGAGTGTTTGGTGGGAAAAAAGAATCAAAAATAAGTTTAGTGGAGGTGACACCTACTGGTGAAGAAAACGATGAAGAAATGAATGCTAAAGCTAAAAAACTTATGGTATTGATATCTAAAAGAATCCCAACAAACATAATTCAAACTATTAAAACCCCTGTTGCTAAAAGAGAAGTAATAGCAGCTTTCGCTGAATTAATTGGTGTTCCGAGACAAGGGTTACCTAATTTAATAAACGGTTTAAAAGTTTTATCTAAAACTAAAGATGTTGAACCAGCAGCTCCAATAACTGAAAAAAAAGTTATAACAAAAGCTGAATTAACTGAAAGTTTATCAAAACCAAAAGTAATAAAAGTAGTAAAAGTAAAAGATATAAAATAATGAGTGATTACAAAAAAATAGTTGAAAATGCTTTGAAAAAAGCCAACAACCCAAAAACTTTGAACGAGGGTGTTGTGTATCCAGAAGGTATGTCTGAAAGAATGCACAAGAAACTTGAGGAGGATTTGCTTAATGGAAACCATTCATTGGGTAAACATCCAGTATTTCCAGAAGGGGATGAAGCTATGTTTGAAGAAAAAATAATGGGTGAACGTTTTAGCGAAGTTGCCAAACGTTATAAAAGAACGTTTGATGTTGATTCAATTGAAAATAGAGATGTTATGCGTGAAATGATGCCCATGGTTTATGAAACCATAGGGTTGGAGACAAAACACAGAAAAGCTCTTTGTAAATTGGCTGAAGAAATGATACGTGAGGAATTTAATATGAGCAAAGACGTTGTTGAAATTCACGCTGAATTGACTACCGAAATAAATATGGTTGCAACCAAAAAGAATCCTAAACCTATGACAAGTGAAATGCAGTTTAAAAACCATGATGAAATGGTAAACGCAAAGGACGAGGTTTACAGAAGAAGGTTTATGAACGCCATGATACAAGGTGCTGCTAAAAAATGCAACCACATGTTTCACATGGTTGATGATGAGTTGACAGATTTGGACCCAAGACTTCCAAACAAATATTCTAAGATGATGGCAGCTGCTGATTATATGTATTACATTATTCCAGAGATGGAAAATGGTGTAAATGGAGGTGTTGTAAGGGTTCAATTTCCAACAACATCAAACCCAAAAGCCATTATCTACGCACAAGCGATGGTATTCCCAGTTCTTATCCATGAATTGGTCAAGGGTGTAATGGAGTTGTTATCAGCACATGCTTTACCTAAAAATAAAAAACTAGGTGAATATGTAATCAACAAAGCTGATTTCTTGGCCGCTGAACCATGGGATATGCGCCTAGGACCAGGTCTATGGAGTAGATTTACAAATATGATTGAACCAGATGATTTTCATTTGAAACATCACATTTATAGTGAATTGGCTTTACTTCCAGTTAGAGAATTCAACGTTAAAATGAGAGAGATTATGGCTGGTACCAAAGAAGGTAAAAAGATAATCCAAGGAATTGTTAGCGAAGTTAAAACTGGTTTACAAGAAGATGAATTTAATGACGCAATGAATGAGGTAAATAAAAATAGTGAGGGTTCGATGGAAACAAATTCCGATGGTATTAAAAGCGATGGAGGGTTTGATTTTAAAGACCTTTTTGGTAATGATAAGGATGAAGATTCCGATGGTGATTCCGATGGTTTCAAGTTTGATGAGTTATTTTAAAATAGAACTTACATAGACACAATAAGGCCCCAAATTGGGGTCTTATTTATTTAAAATAGGGCACTTTATAGTATATTAACATATTTATAGGATATGAGTAATTTAACTAAAGAAGAGATTTTTAAAGAATACGCCAAATCTTTGACGAGTCCAATCTATGCGATTGAAACTTATTTGGAAACATTTGATAAAACTCAAGAGGGTTTTGTTCCCTTCAGACTATTTCCTAGACAAAAAGAAATAATATACGCTTACGATAAACATAGATTTAACCTTATCACAAAACCTAGACAGGCTGGTGTATCTACTACAACAGCTGCATATATGTCAATAAAGGTTGGTTTTGCTGATTCCGAAAACCCAGAAGCGGTTCTTATCATCGCCAACAAACAAGAATTGGCGTTTGAATTCCTTGCCAAGATTAAAGATTTTCTATCTCAATTACCAAGATGGGTTTGGGGTGATGAATATTATGGTAATGCTAAAAATGAATCCAAGAGTATTTTCCTTACAGATTCCAAAAAAGAGATTAAACTCCCTAACGGTAGTCGTGTAAAAGCGGTTGCTACATCAAAAGATGCGTTGCGTGGTTTTACACCTACATATCTTGTAATGGATGAGGCTGCGTATATTGATAATGGTGCTGAAGTATTCGGTGCCGCTTTGACTGCATTGGGTACTGGTGGCAAAGCAACTCTTATTTCTACACCACGTGGTATGGATGCTTTGTATTACAAAACATACGACCAAGCCAAGAAAAAAGAAAACAACTTCAACATCATTGAAATGAAATGGTATGAAGATTTGCGTTACAATAAAGATTTAAAGTGGTTGAAAGATGAGTTAATTGAAGAAGAGGTAGAATTTACATTTCAATCTTATAAAAACAGACTAGAAGATGGGTGGAAACCTACTTCATCATGGTATGAAGAAATGTGTCGTGGTATGAACAACGATGCCAAGATGATTGCACAAGAATTGGATGTATCATTTATTGGTTCTGGTGGTAACGTTATTGACGAACAGTATATTGATTTACAAAATAAAAACAACGTAAAAGACCCTGTGATTACCAAGGGAGGTGAAAACGAAACATGGATATGGGAACTTCCTCAAGAGGGACACCAATATGTTATGGGCGTTGACGTATCCAGAGGTGATGGGGAGGATTCTTCTACTATTGTTGTGGTAGACTTTACTACCATGGAACAAGTAATGGAATATCAAGGTAAGATTCAACCAGATTTGTTGGCTCAATTGGTAGAAGAATATGGTGAAATGTACAAAGCATATACGGTAGTCGATGTTACTGGTGGTATGGGTGTTTCTACCGTATTGAAATTGCTCGAATTTGATTACAAGAGGCTTCATTATGATAATCAAAACGGTAAAATTTTATCAGCTAGACAAAGAGAATTGGCGACTTACAACAAGGAGAATAAAATTCCAGGTTTTCACGCAACTTCTGTTCGTTTACCAATGATTTCAAATCTTGAGTTTAAGATTAGGACTGATGGTATCAAAATTCGTTCAGCTAGAATGACTTCAGAAATGAAAACCTTTATCTATAAGAACGGAAGACCAGACCATATGGAAGGTTATCATGATGATTTGCTTATGGCTTTGGGTATGGCTTTGTGGGTGGTTGAACATTCATTTAAAAATCTAGAGAAATTAGAAAAACAAACCAAAGCTATTTTAAATAGTTGGTTGATTGGGGCCAATACCAACCCTACACAAACAGACCTTGAAAAAGGAACTGGGTTTGTTAGCAAAGAAAATAGAAATAAACTACCAACACAAAAACCTAAATTTAACCCAATAGTTTCTAAAAACATGCAAGACCCAACTGGTCAATATATGTGGTTATTTAGCGGAAGCAAATAAAGTGTAAAGTCTTTATTTTTGATAAAAAAATAGTATAATTTAATAAAAAATACAACATGGCAGAAAAACAAAAGTTAACGGTCTTCCAGAAGCTTGGTCAAATTATCGGACCAGATGGACCTAAAGTAAAACAAAACCAACCGCAACCACAAAGATACAATATTGGCAATGATGTACTGCTTAAAACAGACAACAAGGCTGAATTTGAAAGAACCAAGTTACAAGCACAACAAAACAAGTATCTAGGGCAAATGTGGAAGAAGGTTGAAAATGGATTATTTCAACAATCCATCAACTATGAAACAACACGTATTGGTTCTTATTCAGATTTTGAGGCCATGGAGTTTTATCCAACCATCGCAGCTGCTTTAGATGTAATGATGGAAGAATCTTCTACTCTAAATGACAAGGGTAGAATCATGAACATATATTCAGATAGCAAACGTGTAAAGGGTATTCTTGAAGATTTATTTTTTAATAGACTAGATTTACATGTGTCTTTGCCTATGTGGACAAGAAACACATGCAAGTATGGTGATAATTTCGTTTACTTAAATATTGATGAAAAACATGGTATCTTGGGTGCCAAGCAAATGCCTAACTACGAAATGGAACGTAGAGAAAGTGGTTTGTTTGATATGATTACTGGTCGTGAGACAGTCAACAGCCAAGTAGCAACAGCTGATAAAACCAAATTTTTTTGGAGAGGACGTGACGTTGAGTTCAACTCATGGCAAATAGCTCACTTCAGATTGTTGGGAGACGACAGACGTTTACCTTATGGTACTTCAGTATTGGAAAAGGCTAGACGTATATGGAAACAACTTATCCTTTCTGAGGATTCAATGTTGGTTTATCGTGTAACTCGTGCACCAGAAAGACGTGTATATAAAATCTATGTTGGTAATATTGATGATGCCGATGTTGAAGCATATGTAAACCAAATTGCAGATAGATTCAAGCGTATGCCTATTATTGACTCACAAACTGGTCAAATGGACTTGCGTTATAATCAACTTTCAAACGACCAAGATTATTTTATCCCAGTTCGTTCTGAAGACGCACCCAACCCAATTGATACCTTGCCAGGTGCTACAAACCTAGACCAAATTGCGGATATTGAGTATTTGAGAAGCAATTTATTTACAGCTCTTAGAGTTCCTAAGCCATTCTTGGGTTTTGATGATACAACTGGTGAAGGTAAAAACCTTGCATTGCAAGACATACGTTTTTCTAGAACTATAAACAGAATACAACAAGCTAT